GCGATAAGGTCGGCGATTTTGGCAAAAAGGCAGGATTGGCATTTGCCGCAGCTGGGGCAGCCGCGGTCGCCTATGCGGGCAAATTAGCCGTTGACGGGGTCAAATCAGCCATTGCGGATGCAGCTGCGCAGGAAAAGTTAGCCCTAACTTTAAAAAACGTCACAGGGGCTACAAATGCCCAAATTGCAGCCACCGAGGATTACATCACCCAAACGTCGCTGGCATTTGGCGTGACCGATGATGAGCTGCGTCCTAGCCTTGAGCGTTTAGCCCGTGCCACCGGAGACGTTGAAAAGGCGCAGAAGCTCCAAACAGTCGCCATCGACGTGGCCGCAGGTAGCGGAAAATCGCTTGAGGCCGTTACCAACGCAATGGCAAAGGCCGCCGAAGGCAACACAACTGCACTTGGCAAATTAGGACTTGGCCTATCAGCTGCCCAGCTCAAAACCATGAGCATGGAAGAAGTCACCGCAAAATTAGCCAGTACGTTTGCAAATCAAGCATCGGCACAAGCTGATACTTTTCAAGGCAAATTGACCCGACTACAAATTGCATTTGATGAAGGCAAAGAAACAGTTGGCGCATTCATTTTGGATGCCATTACGCCATTGGTTACGTTAATCGTCAATAAGGTCATCCCTGCCATTAGCGATTTTACAGGCAATCTTGAGGATAAATTAAAACCCGTTATGAGGGCTATCCAACCAATTATTGATGGGGTTAAAGCTGCCTTTAATAGTGTGCGCAATTCCTTGCAAGATAATAATGAGGAATTAAAGCCGTTTTATAATTTCTTGCAAAACATTGCCGAATTTGCCCGTGACACCCTTGCGCCTATTTTGGGCAAAACGCTAGGTGCAGCGTTCAAATTATTAGGTGATTTTATTGGCCAAGCCATTGACAATTTTGCGAAGTTTGTCAGTTTGCTTACAAGTATCTATAACCGCATTAAAAGCATTGTTGATGCTATCAAAGGCGTTACAGGGTCAATTGGCGGGTTTTTTAGTGGGGCATCATATTCATCGCCAAGTATTACAAATGCCGCGTACACAATACCTTCAGCCAGTTCAATCCCTACCATATCGCCGGACATCATGGAATCGGATGAACGTTTGCGACGTTTTGCAGCTGGCCGCACAACAAGCATTACAGTCAATGGGGCAATCGACCCCGAATCGACCGCGCGCCAAATTGTCGGTTTATTAAACGATTCATCCGCACGCGGCACGCTTGGCGGGTCGGGGCTTGTGTTTGCATGACCGTCTATACGCCGACGTATAAAGTCCTCATCAACAGCGTCGAATTAACCGACGTTACAGTTGCAAACGTCACTATTCAGTCCGGTCGCACGGACATATATCAACAGCCGGTAGCGGGTTATTGCCAGCTGGAATTGTTAAATTTCAACAACGACATTTATAACTTCACAGTTGGCACGGGAATCACCATTGAAGTTACAGATTCAACGGCTGCATTTGTGCCGATTTTTGGCGGCTACATTTCAGACTTCACGCTTGCAGTCAATCAGACTGGCAGTTTGGGTTATACGACAGCTGCGCAAATTACGGCATTGGGCGCATTATCCAAGTTGCCTAAAATTGTCGATGCTGGCATTTTGTCAGAAGATGAAGATGGCGACCAAATTTATACTTTGTTGTCACAATACCTTTTAGGTCAGTGGAACGAAGTGCCAGCGGCTACAACATGGGCAACATATAACCCAACGGAAACATGGGCAAATGCGCTTAATCTTGGCCTTGGCGAAATTGACCGCCCAGGTGATTTCTTAATGATTTCACGCGCGTCACAAGAAACAGACATTTACAGCTTGTGCGCTCAAATTGCTAATTCAGCATTAGGCGTTTTATATGAAGATGCTAATGGCAACATTGGTTATGCAGATTCAACCCATCGACAGGATTACCTAGCGGCCAATGGCTACACGACGCTAGACGCCAATCATGCAAATGGCCGTGGCTTGGCAGTAACTACCCGCGCCGGAGACATTCGAAATAAATACATCATCAACTACGGCAACAATGGTAATAGTTCTTACACGGCTCAAGATGCCCAGAGTCAGTCCGACTATGGCGTTTATGGCGAAGCATTTTTGTCTAATATCAAAGACACCCCCGACGCCGAAGATTTTGCCGACCGCATCGTTGCCCTACGTGCCGACCCTTTTCCTAAATTTCAGAGCATTACTTTTGAGCTGGGCAACCCCGAAATCGACGACGCCGACCGCGATGCCTTAATCAATATATTCATGGGTTTGCCCGTGTGGATACAAAATCTGCCGTTGAACATAAGCGGCGGGTCATTTGAAGGCTACGTCGAGGGCTGGACGTTTCGAGCCAGCCTCAATAATTTGACCATTACCTTTAACGCGTCTCCGGTCAATTTTAGTCAGGTTGCCGTAAAATGGCAGTCAGTAAATCCAGCGGAAACGTGGGCAACGCTTAGCCCAACGATGACATGGTTACAAGCGATTGGAGTAATAGCTTAATGGCAACAACAACACCCAATTTTGGTTGGCCAGTGCCAACATCGACGGATTTAGTCAAGGATGGCGCAACCGCTATTGAAGGATTAGGCGATGCAATTGACGCATCGTTGCTAGACCTTAAAGGTGGCACAACTGGTCAAGTGCTGGCAAAAAATAGCAATACCGACATGGATTTTATTTGGACTGAACAGGATGACACAACACTTTCATTTAACGCACAAACGGGTACTACCTACACCCTTGTAGCCGCCGACCTTGGCAAATTAGTAACTACATCAAATGCGTCAGCCGTGACAGTCACAGTGCCGCCGTCAGTTTTTGCCACCGGAAACATCATCAATTTGCAATCAATCGGAGTCGGCCTTACTAGCTTGGCTCAAGGTTCAGGAGTCACAATTACATCGACAGGTGCAACTGCATCAGCGCCAACCCTGCGCGCCCGTTATTCTGCCTGCACAATTATCTGCACAGCTAGCAATACCTTCACAGTCGTGGGCGATATAAGCTGATGCCACTAATTTTGGGAATCGTTGCATCGGGCAATTACCCGCGCAGCAATCCTTCTTATGAGTCAATCGCGACAGTAACAGTTAGTACGGCGGTTTCTTCTATTTCATTTACGTCAATCCCTAGCACCTACAAGCATTTGCAGATAAGATTTATCGGCAGAGATTCAAGAACTAGTGCTTCAGAAGATACCCTTTTAATGCAGTTGAATAGCGATACAACTGCTAGTAACTATTATTCACACAGACTTTATGGAGATGGGGCTAGCGTAGGTGCTGATGCTTTTAGCACTTTATCGGGAAATTTAATGGGAACAACTCCCGACAATGGAAAAACAGCAAGCACTTTTGCTGGGCATATTATAGATATTTTAGATTACACAAACACAAACAAGTATAAAACTTCACGAAATCTTGGCGGTTATGATGCAAATGGTTCGGGATTTTTATTTTTAAGTTCGGGTTTATGGAAAAATACTAACGCGGTAACAGACATTTCTTTAAAATTATTTTCTGGTGCTAACTTTGTTCAGTATTCACAGGCAGCACTTTACGGGATAAAGGGGTAACAAATGCCAGCAGGAAGCACTTACACCCCGATAGCGACTACCACGCTTGGAAGCGCGGCTGCGTCATATACATTCAGTTCAATTCCTAGCACCTACACAGATTTGGTTGTGGTGATTTGGTCATCAACTGGTTCTGCGGATAATGCTGACAGTTTTAGATTTAACTCTGATTCAGGAACAAATTATTCGCATACTTATTTATTTGGAAATGGAACAACTGCATCTTCTGGGCGAGGTACTTCAACAAATGGTATGCAAGTCCTAGGCGGTGGTTTAACCAATGGAATGATGTCCGTTTCTCATATTATGAATTATGCAAACAGCACAACATACAAAACTGTTTTATCTCGGTATGAAGTTTCTGCTGGCGGTAATAGGACAGTTGCGGCTGCGGTTGGATTATGGCGTAATACTGCTGCAATCACATCTGTAACAATTACTACAACTACAGCCAATACCTACCCTGTCGGCTCTACCTTTACCCTCTATGGAATTGCGAGCGCATAATGCCAAATACATTTGAGTTAATCGCATCTAGCACAGTAACAGGGGCAACAGCGGCTAGCATTGACTTTACTT